CAAGCTTTTAATCCATTCAACACAGGACTTATTCCAGAACTGATCTCCAGTTGAGAAACATCCTTGTAATGCAATGAACTCTTGAGCCTTAGCAATTGAGGGAGTTGATACCTTACAATTGAATCCTTCCTTTGATGGAACTTGATACACATTACAATAGATTGACTTGATGAAATGGTTGTCATTTTGCCAGTTGATGTTGTCAAATAGATCAATCAGTTTTTTGCTATCCATAACACATGGAGTATGTGTCTCATAATTATAAGCAGTAAAGCTGTTATGCTTAAGGAATTCCAAAGTATTTGATTGAGCTATCTTTGTATGTGGTGGGTGATCATTATTGACAATGATTGATCCCATATTAACAGCAACATGTGGTTGCCATGATTTAGTAATGAAAAAATCTTTGTTCATATAGATGAACTCACCTCCGATCTTTTTAGCAAAAGTTAGAATCCTATTGGTAACATCACAGCCTCTTATGTTGTTGTGCTGAGTGCATGGTAGGTTGTTGATTCCAGGCACAGCTCTGCCAACTGTCCAGATCTCAGAATTAGGATAAACTTTCTTAATGAATGCAATTGATTGCTTGATTTCAAAATCAGACTCAGCTCTTGAATGGTATGGATAAACAAAAATCATTTCGAACAAATTTACATAATAATTATGAT